TGAGTCTGTCAAACAAGAATTAGTTTCAGAAAAATTTTTGAGAGCAAACCCTTCTTTTAACGTTGTAGGTAAAACTAATAAAAAAAATATAGTTTTCGAGAATAACCAAAAACAAATTAAAATATCCCCAGAGGGAGAAATTTTATGAGTAAATTGGTTTTCGTAAATGGTTTAGGACCCAATTATAAAGGGGATAACATTTACGAATTCATATTTTCGGACGAAAATTTGGAAGACGTTTGGGGAGAAAATTGGGAATCAAAACCAAGTAATGGTTATCCATTACCTCCCGAGTTGAAATATATAAAAAAGGTAGGAGTTTTGAGAAATACTGATGTTAAATTGGAATTGATTCAGAACTCCGATTTTTTTTGTATGATAGATGCCTTGGATGATGTAGTTGCGATGGCATGGGAACCTGAGGAAGTAAGAGGTCAGAAGAGAATGGTGTTCAGGTTTGGAGAGTCAGAGCAAGTTATAAAAGATAAATTATACGAAAGAGATTTGATTCTCGAATTTGAAAAGAAAGTTGTATATGAAAATTAAAATTAAAGCATTAGAACTAATCGAGAAAGGAATTCCTTCCAAAACCGTTCTAAAGTTGAGCGAATCGGAAATAAATTTGTTACACTCAAAGTTGTTGGGAGAACAAACCAAAGCCGCTATGGTGCAAATTAAAAGTACCACTCCGAACGCAATACAAACCGTGAAAAATTTGACAACACAAGGTGTTCCTGTTCAGATGATAGAGAAGGAGTTAGAGGAGGAGGAAGAAGTTACGATGGACCCTAACCAAAAGAAACAAACTCAAGACCCTGAGCAAGAAGGACCTAGTTCTAATGATGGTTTTGGTCCTGACAAAACAGAAGACCCTTCTATGAATGATGATGGTATGTATAATTTCGAATCTATTGAAGAATCTAAAAAGAAAAAAGAAAAAAACCCGTGGGCGATATGCACTGCAAAAATGGGTGAAGAATTCGGAACTTCAGAAAGAAGTGAATGGACTAAGAAACAAAAAGCTAAATATGAAAGTTGTGTCATGGGAGTAAAAAAATCTTTGGAAGAGAGTAAAAAAAATGTATCTTTGTTTTTGGAAACTGAAATTCAAAAAATTGTAGAAAGACATCTTTCTCCAAAAATAACAAAAAGAGAACTCATGAAATATTTGGGAGAGTCAGAACCTGCTGTAGCACCTACGAAACCGGCTACACCTACGAAACCGGCTACACCTACGAAACCAAAACCTAGACCAATGAGACCTGGACAAAATCCAAATCCGGGCGAAAAAGAGGCACCAATGGCCGTGGAACCTGAAAAGGCTAAAAAGAAAGTGATTTCTACAATAATGAAAATGTTGAGAAAAAAATGAGAAAAAGAACATCAGAAGCAATTGATTATGGTAACTATCCTGAAAGGATGGACCCAAACTTAGAAAGAAAACTTTCAAGTCCTGAGGGTTTATATGCAAGTTCTCCGGCATTCCAAAAAGGTGCTGAAGATGTGGAAAGACTCGCAACAGAAAGATTTAAGAAAGTTGTTGACAAATTACGTCAAGTCAAAGGTATGGAAAGACTAACTCCTAATGTAATCCAAAGGATTTACATGGAGGAGATGAGTAAGGTTCCTATGATTTTGAGAATTGAGTCCCAACACAAAGAGGAACTTGAAAAGTTAGCTACAGATGTATCACTTGAAGAAACTGAGACTCCTGAAGGTTGGTATCAAATTGAAGCAATGTTAAATAGAGAACCTATTGACGTAAATAATTTCAGATATGAACCAGAAGAACCTGAAGATGAGGAAGAAGAGGATGACGAGGAAAAAAAACAAACTTTAAGTTTCGACGACTTCGATATTGAAAATTTAACTCCACAAGAAGAACTCGAATTAGAAAAACATAAAAGAAATATTATAAACGCTGTTGTACAAGGTGCTGCAAAAAAAGGACATTATTTATTCCAAAAGCCTGAAGTTAAAAGAAAGTTGGATGCAATAGACTCAAGATTGTTTCCTGCTTACTTGGGTGTTATGGCAGTAAATGATTTATTGTATTTCACTATGGAACAGATGATTGAACAAATGTCTGCCACAGGAAATGGTGTTGCCGGTAAAGTATCATTAGAAGATGCAGACGACGAGGGAGGCGGAGAAGGAGAAGAAGAATCTCAAGAGAAACCCGATACAAAAATAGTAGCTGAAGGTTTATTCTTTCCGATTTTATGTCATGAGATTATTAAAGGAATTAAAAAAGCTAATGCTAGATTTGGTCTTCCGAAAGACCCTCAAATGCGTGAAAAGGTAAAAGGTGCCGTTGATGTTTTATCTAACGAACCCATGCAGTTGAGATTAGGACCTGAAATTGTTGAAAAAATTAGATTTGCCTTACCTGACGAAATGTTCGATTCAGACAATAAAGGTTTAATAAACTGGTTCGAAATTGAATTATACCAAATTCCAGCTCGCGAATTTCTTCAAATTATTGGTAACACCATTTCAAATGACAATGCCAAAGTTTCCAAAGCTAAAGAACGTTTTCAAGAGATTATGAAAAAGGCTATGGAGTTGAAAAAAGAATATGATGACTATTTGGAAGACCAGAACAAAGATGGTGATTCCGATGATGACGATGATGATTTGGATGATTTCTTGAGTAATTTGGGTATAAGTCGACCCAAATGATTCTGAATGACAAAAGAACAACTAATTATTGAATATACAAAGTGTATGAGGAATACTCCCTATGCACTCAAAGCATATTTACAAACTTACGATAACACCGTATCAAAATATGTCCCTTTAGATTTATTTCCTGACCAAGTAAGATTGATTGAAGATTATGATTCGTACAACGAAAACATTGCTCTGAAATATAGACAGGCGGGTGTTTCTACTGTAACTGCCGCTTGGGCATCAAAAAAATTAGTTTTTGCAAAAAAACAAAAACCTGAAAAAATTCTAATTATTGCCAACAAACTTGACACTTCTGTCGAGATGGCTAACAAAATAAGGTCATTCACTGAACAATGGCCAGAATGGGTTGGTATCGGTTTTTCTGCAGAAAAAAACTCCCAAAGACATTTCAAACTTTCGAATGATTGTGAGGTTAAAGCGGTTGCAACATCCAAGGACGCCTTACGTGGTTACACGCCAACAATATTGATTTTTGACGAAGCTGCGTTCATTGAAGCAGATAATGATTTCTGGTCTGCTTGTATGGCATCTCTATCAACAGGTGGTAAAGTGATAGTTGTTTCAACCCCTAACGGATATGACCCAATCTATTATGAAATTTATGACCAAGCATTGAGAGGAATGAATGAGTTTAAAATCTCGGAGATGTATTGGTATAGAGACCCAAGATATACCAAGGATTTGTTCATGGTCAAAACTAATGACCTCGTTCATTTTTTATTGAATAGAGAAGATTATCCCAAAGACGTTGTAGTTGACCTCTCAATAGATAATCCATATGAGAGAGACCATTCAATAACCACAGATTACATCAATAAGGGTTATAAACCATGTTCTGCTTGGTTTGAGGGAATGGTCAAAAAATTGAAATTTGACAGAAGAAAAGTTGCACAAGAATTGGAGTGTAATTTCTTGGGGTCAGGGGACAATGTTTTTGAATCTGAGTTGATGCAAAATATTGCTAAGAATAGCCTTAGAGAACCTCAAGCTAAATTGATGGGAAGCTCATTGTGGATATTCAAAGAGCCTGAAAATAATCATAAGTACGTTATGGGGGTGGATGTTTCAAGAGGAGATTCAGAAGATTTCTCATGTATTGAGATTATTGATTTTGACACAAAAGAACAGGTTTTGGAATACGTCGGTAAAATCCCACCAGATGTACTTGCTGAAATTGCTTATAAGTGGGGTACTATGTATAGAGCCTTTTGTGTGATTGATATAACTGGTGGGATGGGAATTTCAACTGCCCGTAAAATGCAAGAATTGAATTATGAAGGTGGATTGTATGTTGACAACATAGACCCGAACAAGAAATGGAAGTGGGACCCTAAAGCAAATGAAAAAATACCTGGTATAAATTTTAATTCTAAAAGGGTTCAAATTATTGCATCGCTTGAGGAAGCGGTGCGACATGATTTCAAAATTTATTCTAATCGATTATATAATGAAATGAATACTTTCATCTTCATAAATGGTAGACCTGACCATCAAAAGGGACACCACGATGATTGTATTATGGCTATATCCATGGCAATTTATGTTGCAGAAAAATCATTCCAATCGATACAAAAAGTTGTCAATCATACCAAGGCAATGTTGAATTCTTGGACATCGACCGTGAATGAAAATAAAAATACATCAGATTATTTCAACCCGATGGTTCCACAGTCTAATCGTAACTCAGGTATGTATCCTACAAATGGTCCAACTAAGGCCGATTATCAAAAATATGGATGGTTATTTGGAGCTAAATAACTATTTATATTATTGATTAGACAAGTAAAATTAAAAGATGAGTGAACAGAATTTAACTATTTGGCAGAGGTTATCCAAAACCTTTGGACCCAATTCTTTATTAGGTCAGGATTATCCTACATATAAGTTTGATAAAAAAGTATTACTACGTACCACCGACCGAGCTGAATACGAAAGGGAAAAATTACAAGCACAACAAAGTTTTTATTTAGCAAATCAATGGGCTAAAGTTGAAAACAATTTATATTCTCAAGCCATTTATTATGAACCATCAAGACTCTCCGCGCAATATGATTATGAGTCTATGGAGTATACACCTGAAATTTCTGCGGCGTTGGACATTTATGCTGAGGAATCGACAACAACCAATGAGGATGGTTTCATATTACAGATTTATTCAGAATCAAAAAGAATCAAATCAGTTTTAGCCGACCTTTTCAACAATACATTGGATATCAACACCAATTTACCAATGTGGACAAGAAATACATGTAAGTATGGTGATAACTTTGTTTACCTCAAACTCGACCCAGAAAAGGGAATTGTTGGTTGTCAACAACTACCTACAATCGAAATTGAGAGAAGAGAAGTTGGTACTTCACAAAAAATTACAGTAGAACCCGATAGACCTGAAGATAGAAAAGCACTTCACTTCGATTGGAAAAATAAAAACATGACTTTTCAGTCTTGGGAAATTGCTCACTTTAGACTGTTGGGTGATGATAGAAGGCTACCATACGGAACTTCAATGCTTGAAAAAGCCAGAAGAATTTGGAAACAATTATTGTTATCCGAAGATGCGATGTTGATTTATCGTACTTCGAGAGCTCCAGAAAGAAGGATATTCAAGGTATTTGTCGGAAACATGAATGATGACGATGTTGAAGCGTATGTACAACGTGTGGCAAACAAATTCAAGAGAGAACAAATTGTTGACAGTAAGACAGGTCAAGTGGATATGAGATTCAATCAGATGGCCGTTGACCAAGACTATTTTGTACCTGTACGTGACCCAGCAGCACCTAGTCCAATAGATACCTTGCCTGGTGCACAAAATCTATCAGAAATTGCGGATATTGAATATATTCAGAAAAAACTGTTGACAGCTTTAAGAGTACCCAAAGCGTTTTTAGGGTTTGAAGAAGTTGTGGGTGACGGTAAGAATCTTTCTTTGCAGGATATTAGGTTCGCCAGAACAATAAACAGGATTCAAAAAAGTATGTTACAGGAACTGAATAAAATTGCAATTGTTCATCTGTTTCTTTTAGGTTTTGAAGATGAACTTGATAATTTTACTTTGGGTCTTACTAATCCATCCACTCAAGCTGATTTACTCAAAATTGATGTCTGGAAAGAAAAAGTTACACTTTATAAAGACATGGTATCTGACCCTGGAGGTGGAATTTCAGCAACCTCTACAACATGGGCTAAAAAACATATTTTTGGTTGGTCAGACGATGAAGTCAAATTAGATTTACAACAACAGAGATTGGAGAGAGCGGTCGGTGAAGAATTGAAAGCCACTCCAACAGTTATTACCAAAACGGGAATATTTGATAATCTAGATAAATTATACGGGTCAACAACGGGAGGAACACCAACTCAAACTGCAACCGAAACTGGAGGTGGATTTGAACCTTCAGGAATAGAACCAATGTCACCGCCATCACCACCCACACCTGAAGAACCTGCTGGTGGGGAAGCACCACCCGAAGGAGGCGAAGTTACACCGGAATCTAAATCTAAAGAACTGAACATTTTAGTTGAAAATAACTTTATTGAAGGTTCAACCAACATAGATTTGTCACATGGGCAAAATTCTTTGGGTGAAATTACCAAGCAGTTAGACAAGTTACTAAATTCCTAATATTTATTTGTAAACCTACAGTAATGACATTCGGACAGATAAAAACCGCCATAGAAAACCACTTGATTGAATCTTACAAAAGTGAAAAAGAATTCAAGAAAAGTATCAATGAATTTAAGTCTAATATATTGAATAATAAATCAATATCCAAACTTTATTCTGTCTATGACCAGTTATCTACAAATCAAGGTTTGAACGAAGGTGATGCTAAAGATTTTTTAGAAGAAGGATTATCTGTAATCAATAGAATTTTACCAACAGTAAAATTACCCAAACTTGCTAAAGAGACTACTAATAATAATTACAAAAATATTGACACACTAGTTTACACAAATAATTTAAATTTATCTGAACGCGTAAACGCTAAAAAGGAAATCATTCAAATTTTGAAATCTGAGAAAGAAAGTCTGAAGGAATCTATAAAGTTACCTGTTTCTAGTATGGTTAAAATTGCCAATCAGACATTAGAGAATTACATCACAAATATGGATGAAGATTCTAAAAAAGTTTTCATGAATGTGGTAAAAACAGATAGTAAAAACTTGAAGGAAGATTATCAAAACTTGAAAGAATCTACAATAGATAAATTAAAAACAATCCTCACAAACGAATCAGAACAGGAATTAAAATCTAAAATACAAGAGACTATAGAGAAAATTCAAACTCAGGATTTTAATCAGATGAACTATGTAAAATTAGTGAGTTTGGAAAAAAACCTATAGGTTCGTTTTCTTTCTTTGAGTATATTTTGCTTTTAGTAATGCTTTTCTTTTAGTAACAGACTTCTTTTCAAATTCTTTCTTTTCCAATAACTTTTGATTTTGTTTTGTCTTTATTACCTTAGATTTCAAAACTTTCAAAGCCTTCTCTAAATTTTCCGATTTGGTTATTTCGATAATCAACATATTTTATATATATTGTGTTTTTGACAATAAATAACTTTATGGTTACTTTTGTATCAAAATAAACTATGAAATATGAAAATGAATGAAAAAAGGAAAAAGTGTAAAACTAAATTTATTTACACCAATTAAATCAGTATACGGAAC